ATGTCTAGAACTAAACCAAGATCAACAGGGTCTTCAAACCCTGCTACCAAGTTCCTTCAATGGAACACACAAGCTTCCGCATGGGAGTTTTACGATAAGGAAGCCCAAGAGTCTAAAACACTACCACAGGACACAGGGTTTATTATCCTCGATCAACTCATTACCGCCAAGGGATGGGACGACAGAAAGAACAGCGCAATCTGGGCTAACGAAGTCTATACTGTAGGAGACAAACTTACTCTCCGCAACAAGGAAGGCATCGTTGCTACCGGCGTTTGGTCTGAAGTAAAGACTGTGCATGGCGTTAAGTTCACCAAGTCTGTCTACGCTATGGCCAAGGTTGGTGCAGGCTACGAGCTTGTTAACTTTCAACTCAAGGGCTGTGCTCTTACCGCATGGATTGACTTTGAGGACAAGGTAGGTGGCTCCAATAAATTAGAGGGAGACGTTGTTGTAGCAGTCACCGAGGCAGTCGAAGACCGCAAGGGTGCTGTAAGTTACAACAGGCCAGTCTTTAACATTGTATCCAACACGCTGTCCAACGAGGCTGCTCTCCAAGCAGACATGATGGACGGCACACTACAAGAATATTTGTCCTCCTACCTGAAGGTAGAGAAGCCCACTGAGGACGATGAAGAGGAAGAGAGTGAGCCAGAGATTGTTTACTCTGAGCCTGAAGTCATCGCAAACCCTTTCTAGGCATATGGGGCTAGCCCTTCTCCTCCGGGGGAGGGGCTTTATTTTATAATGGTTAAGAAAACTAACCCTAAGGATGCTTGTGGCATAAAGAAAGTGCCGCTATCAGGTATGCCAGCCAACGTGCTACTTGAGGCAGGGCTTGTGAAGCTACACGGAGACTTGAAGTATGGCAGGTTCAACTGGAGAGAAGCAGGTGTCAGAGGCTCCGTATACTATGATGCCGCCTTCCGTCACCTAGCGGCATGGTATGAGGGAGAGGACGAAGACCCAGACTCTGGACTGCACCATATTTCCCATGCCATAACAGGTCTTGCCGTCCTAAGAGACTCAATTATGAGGGGCAACTGGATAGATGATAGACCAGAGCCTACCCCCAACATTGTATCAGAACTAAACAAACAAGCTATTAAGATTATAGAAAAGAATGGATCAACCTCATAACTTAGAAGCAGAAGAGGCGTTGCTAGCCTGTTGCCTGTTAGACAATGCTTCCTACGATAGCATCAGCACCATCGTCAATGCAGACGATTTCTACGGCAACTCCAATAAAATAATCTTCAAGGCTATATCTAAGTTATGCTCCTCTGGCAAAGAGTTCTCTGAACTCGACCTCGATGAGTTCCTAAAACGTGAAGGCACAGATAAGGAAGCAGGTGGACTTAGCAATATAATGTATATACAGGGGCAAGCTAGTAGTTCTTTGCAGATAAGTAGCCATGCCAATATTATAAAAGAGAAGTCTAAGTTACGTCAGATCATTCGCACATCTCGCATCGCCATTGAATCAGCAAAAGAGAATCAAGACCCAGACGTAATTATTGCCGACATTGAGAGGGCTGTTACTGCTACCCTAGATAACGATTCTGCCTCTGATCCATCCATTAGAGTAGCCGCTGAGTCCTTGCGTGAGGACTTCAAAAAGATGGAGGAGGGAACCTACGATACCTTTGCCCTACCAACTAGGATCAAACAGTTAGACGAGAAGCTTAGTGCCGGCGGGATAGCCAACGGAGAAGTAATGGTTGTTGCGGCTCCTACCTCCTGCGGCAAGACTTGCATAGCCCTCAACATAGCCCTACAGAACGGTGTGACGCACAGCAAGCCAGGTCTATACTTCTCCTTTGAGATGCAAGCCAAGAGCCTAGCAAAGCGTATGATACAAACCTGCTCTGCCGTGAACCTTAACCAGTTCCAAGACGGTGTGCTATCCGCAGAAAAACAAAAGCGAGTGTGGGATGCTACCGACAGGGTAGAGAACGCCCCTATATACACGGAGCATTACGTTAGGAATGTTGATGAACTTCGGTCACGTGCTCGTATGTATAAACGTAAGCACAAGATTGAATGGATTGTGATAGACTACCTGCAACTCGTTCCTTGGAACACTAAATTAAAGAAGCATGACGGCATTGCAGAGGTAAGCCACCAGATAAAACTTATGGCTATGGAGTTAGACCTACCTGTTATACTGTTAGCACAAGTAAACAGAGAGGGAGCCAAGCGCGAGACAGGCATCACACTATATGATTTGAAAGACTCTGGAGACATCGAGAACGACGCAGACATTATTCTCTTGTTATGGCCTAACGGCTCAGATACGAAAGAAGCCACAGTCCACAATGATCCTGTTCATGGCACACACATATCTATCAAATACAACATAGCAAAGCAACGTGAAGGTGAGCGTGACCAGTATGGTAAGTTTGTCTTCCAAAACCACATCGGTAGATTTAGTTAACTCTCACAATCATAAATATGACACAGGAAAACCTAACACAGAAGCAAGCCTATAACCTCTACCTAGAAGGTTTTAGTTACCATCAAATCGCTCAAGACTATGGAACAAGTGCAGAGGCTGTGCGCTCTAAGATTAGGCGATACAAGGCTACCATCCCATCGGCTCAGGGAACAGAGCGAGTCTTAGTCATAGCTGACACTCACTGCCCTGCCATGCACAGCGGCTACATAGAATTTTTACTGTCTATCTTTCACAAACATAGATGCACACGTGTAGTTCATATTGGTGACCTAGTGGACTGGAATGCCATCAGCTTCCACGAGAAAGACCCAACCATGCCTAGCGCAGCAGACGAGTTTGTATCGGCAGCCAAGCAGGTTAGAGCACTACACAGAGCCTTCCCAGAGGTAGACTACCTTGTAGGTAATCACTCAGCCCTACCAGAGCGTAAGGCACAGAGTGTTGGTCTACCACCAGAGGTAATACTTAACTTCAAAACTTTATGGGGTCTTGACGGGTGGACGATACATCCTAGGTTCACAGACCTAGTAATCGATGGAGTCATATACAGGCACGGAGACAAAGAGAAAGGGGGACAGATGTCAGCACTGAAAAACGCACAAGCCCAGTTCAAGTCTCTTGTCATGGGTCACCTCCACTCACAAGCTGGCATCAACTATCACGCCAACCAGGATGATATTGTTTTTGGTATGAATGTAGGCTGTGGTGTAGACCACCATCACCCTGCTATGAACTACGGGCGTGTCTACGCCGCCAAGCCAATACTCGGATGTGGTGTAGTATACTCACCCAAGCTCGCTTTCTTTGAACCAATGTTTATCTAATTACTATGCCTAAAGAAACCAGAATAACCTACGAAATGTATGACCAGATGTGGTTTGATTTTTCCAACGGACTTATCACGGAGGACGAATGGAGAAAGTTTTTCAATAAACTTCTTGATCAAATGATGAACGACGACGAGTATGAGATGGCTCGCTCTGACCCCAAACACACAAAGGAATAAATATGATGTATGGACACAAACTAGAAATGGACAACTACACTGGCAGCATAACCGATGTCGTTGTAGAGTTTGAAGCAGACGCACCTTCATCACGCGATCCAAGGGTCAGGGGTATATGTTACCTTGAGTCTGACAAGCCTTTGTCTGACGATGATCTTTCATATCTGTTTGAGTGGATCGAGCAAGACTCAGGCAAGTGGCAACCAATTTCACATACTAAATAAATGCAGCAAACAAAAACTCCATCCGTATACAATATTAACTCCGAAGTAATTCTGGCAAAAGGCTTAGATGCTATGACTAAATCATGCGAGGCTCTGACTGCCCAGAACGAAAGACTAAACAAAGATATAGAAAATTTAAAAAATAAGATTGATATGCTTCAGCATCGCCTCTTATCTAACGCAGAAGAGCGAGAATAATTTTGTTAGTGTCCTAACTGCAAAAAGAGTAAGTCGTGAGTGCTCCGGAAAGGTTCTTTACTGCCTATATAGGGTTGCCGTCAGCCAGCCTTCCAACCACGACGCTGACACCTTTATCGACTAAAGAAATCTCTAAAGGCTTGAATGCCAGTCATGGCCTCTTGAACTTTAGGAGTGAGAACACGCCTGTTAATCTGCTCTTGCAGATACCTAGCAGCTTCAGCCCTATTCATGTCCTGGATTCTTTCAATGAAATATTGTGCTCTGCCATTTACCGATAATGACTTAACCCTTTTGTCGGCAGCCGTTATTCCTGCGGCTTCATCCTTGAGGAATGTTTCTACGCGACGCTTAACTCCTTCATTTGCTTCTGGATCGACTAGTAGGTCTTGAAGGATGCGAGATCGCTCTTGAGGACTGTCTGCGTTTTGTATCTTAGTTTTGTATCCACTAGCAATTCTACTCGCCCTTGCGCGGCTAGTGTTCTCCTGCTTGTCGATATTCTCAATTAGTTGCTGATCACCAGTTCGCAACTCAAAGGTCTTTGCGTATGTCTCACCAAAGAATCTACGAGCAACTGGAACATCTGGACGAGTAATCTTTTCTCCGTTCATCATTTTTGATGTAACATTAAACAACCGTTGAACCGTTGTTCCGGGACCACCAGTGTAGTTGCGGTAGAGATAAAGTAGGTTCTCTGGAGATACCTCGTATCCCATGTCTTGAAGCTGTTCAGCTAAGTTTAGGGCTAACTCGCCACCCTGGGTTCTAGCCGTCCAAGGATGAATCTTTTCAACATCAGAGATATTTTCATTCTCCAACCAAGATGGTCGTATGTCTCTTCCTAGCCCGTCCTTGTTTCTAGATAGTTCTAGTATTGGTCTAAGCACTGTTGGGACAGGTGAACCTCCCATTGGATTGTATGAGTCAATGATATTTTTACTCATATCCTTGGCTACTGCTGAGGCATCAATATTCTCCTCACCTCCAAACATAATTCTTTGGGCGTAGTCAGCAGCAATCTTGAAGGGAACCATAGAGTAACCAATGGGTATAGAAA